AATTATATTTTTATTATTCATATAATAATTTTTCCTGTATTCTTTTCCATCATATACCATATTATTTTTATTAACACATTTAATATTGTCTTTAAAATATTGTTCCCTATATTTTGCTTCATGTTCTTCACATTCACATAATAATATCATTTCACAATTATCTAAATCTAATGTAGCACTACTACAACCATTATTAATTTTTTTAGCATATTTATGAAAAGCAAATCTTTCTTTAAATGTTTGACATGTTTTACCAACATATTTTAAACCATTAATATCAATAATACAATATATTTTATAAATCATTTTATATACAAGTTGTCTTTTTTTTTAATAATTATCAAATTATATTTATTCACATTCACATTCACATTCAATACTATGTTTTACAGCACTAATCATACTTTTATACTTTTGTATTTGTGCTTGTAGTTGTAAAATTTTTATGTCTTTTTCTTTTTGTACATTATAAAAATTTATCCAATTTAGAAACCAATACATTTATTAATATGTATGATTTATATTTTAAAATATTTATAAAAAAAAATATTATGAAGTTGTCTTAATTTATTAATTATTAATTTAACCAAATAATATCTCTTGGTAAATTCATTTTATAACAATAATAAAAACAATCAAAATTGCATTGTGGTTTCCAATTTTCAACTGCTTTACCATCAATATGTTTTTCAAAATGTATTCTTCTTCTTGGAATAATTATTTGTATTGGATTATTAGTATCTTTAAAATTATTTCTAAAATATGATGTACATATTTTACTGCAAGGCATTATAATAATAAATGGTTTATCAAGTTGTCTTAATCTATCCATTACATCTTTAGATTTACTAAATGGTGGATTACTTATTATTACTTCACCTTTATCATTTTCAAAAAAATCAATTGGTTCATGTATTACTTCTTTACATCCAAGTTCTTTTAAATATTCACCACTTTTTCCATCTCCCATAAATGCTTCCCATATCACTTTATCTTTTGGAATATATTGTTCTATATTTTCCCAAGCATATTTAGGTGTCATATAATCATCATGTTTTAAAAAATTTTTTGTATGAAATCCTGCCATTTATAATTTAAACAAATATTTTTTTTTTAGATATTTAAACTTAACAAAGTATGCTTTGCTTATGCAAAATAACAAGATGCTTGTCCATTTTCAATAGTAAGAACCTTAAGCATTTCTAAATAGACCCTAAGGGTGTAAGTTTCAGCAGCAAGATTAGGATTTTTGTAAGTAAGATCCATACCTTTATTATTTACCCTTTGTCCTTTATTAGGTTTAATAGCAGTCCAGTTGAATAATCCACCAAGTCCAATAGCACCACTATTTTGACCATGTCCTTCAAATGTTTCATTAGTAAGTGCTGGTACACCACTAGTTTTCCATTCATCCCTAGTAATCATAGGAACCATACCTTCTGCTTGTTGTGTAGTATGGAATAATAGTGCTGGATTAGACCTATCAACATTAAATTCAAATAAATCATTATATAGTAAATTGACAGAAAGGTTCTCTGCTACAGCACTATCCTTAGCAGTTACACCATTAAGTAAAGATACTGGTGTAAAGTTTTCATTACTTTGTAAACCAAAAAATACTTTTGATACTAATCTACCATTTCCACCAAGTTGAAATTTAAGATTACTAAAAGCATCTTGGTCTCCAGTTCTTTTAGCAAGGCGGTAATCTACATACTGGAATGTAAGTTTAGGATTTTGCTGTGCATATTTCTGCATAATATCACCATCATATGTAATACTATCATAAATAAGTTTAACTTCACTCTGGTTAATATCATATTCTACTTGATTACTTGCAGCATCACTATTAGCAACACACATTCTGCGTGATAAATTAGCAGCATTTAATGAAGTAACTTTATCAGTAAATGTTAAATCAATATGTACTTCCTGATCAATTAATTGACAAGGTAGCATATTAAATTTAAGGAATGGAAATAAATCACTAAGATATACTGAATATACTGGGGCATCAGCAATAGTTTGTGCTGATGTAGCATCATGATGCTGGAATGGTAATAATTCAAATGTTCCAGCACCACCAGCAGCAGGAACTACTGGATTTCTACCAGTTGATAATCCAACCTTTTTAGCACTATTAGGTGGTTTATCAGTTGTATCAGCAGTTCTGTCATCATATACTGGTTGGTGGTTAATACATCTTTGACTTAAAAATTGTTCTCTTTCTACATTATTTTCATTTGTTATAAACATAGATTGATACTGGTGGAAATGACTATAATCATCTATAGAACAAATTACTTGATTTCCAATAAGTAATTGTGCAGATTGGATTAAATTTGAAACTCCAATATTAACTGGATAATAAGCAGTACTAGTAGTTAATGGTGTTACACCAAGTGTAATTTTACTATCACTATGAAGAAATCCAGCAACTCTCTGTAGGGTAAATCTACATCTTTCTTGTGAAAAGGTTACTGGATCAATAACATCTGTGGTCAGCATTTGTCCATAAGAAGATGGAATAGCACCAATCTTAATTAAATCTGGAATGCGATCACTTGAAACTTCAGCATCTTTAACATCAGTCATTTTTATATATTATATATATATAAATATTTAAATTAAATAATAAAAAAAAATATATTACATAGAAAATTATTTAATTAAGAAACAATCTGTACACCCTTTTCAGCATCCCATACAACAACTACTTTAGATTTAATAAATAAATAAGCAGATACAGGATTACCATCATCCAACCCATTGATCATTTGAATACTAAACTGGGCATTAGAAAAATCTACCCCTTCACTATCTAACATATCATATAACTGACCAACACCATAGCATGCCCCTGTATCAGGAATAAATCTGTATCCAGTTGTAGCATTTTGATTACCAGTAAAGTTGCGGTTAGTATTAAGTGGTGAAGCAGTAGTTCTAGTGTGCATTTTTTCTGGAATAATAGCATTCAAGAAATCTTTAATAACTTGACTATCTACAACTGGGGTTTCATTATTAGTATTATAAACACTTTGCACTTCAAAAGATTTTGGAAATCTCTCACCATTTCTTAGGAAACTAATAGTTTCTAAATCAGCAACTTGTCCACCACCAGTTCCAGCACCATCAGCAGATTTAGTTGGCATGTAAGTAAGGAAACCATCTTGCGATAAATTATTAATAAATGATGATGGAACAAAATTTACAAATGCTCCAAGAACATGTGATAATCCAAGATTGAAATTAATAATACTATTAGTGCTTTCAAGTGTTGAAAAGTATGATGTAAGTGAATTAAATACTAATGCTCCACTATCAGGTGTTTTTACACCATATTCAACTTCACAAGATACTTCAAGACCAGACCATTCATAAAATGCTGATGAAATATTAGTTGTTGTAGCATCACTAGAATAAAACACTTGTGAATCTGGACATAAATGAATTTCTATTTCCAAAGGAATTTTTGATAATGCTAACTTAGAACCTCCAAGTGTAAGTCCTGATGCTAATGCTATACTAAATGGCGATGCTCTAGTATTGCGAATAACACTATCTCTGTATGCTTGATAGTTAGGATAAATTAAAGCACTTTCACTAAGGTGTCCAGCAACATCCTGCATTCCTGCCATAACTGGCATATAACTTGACATAAATCTTCCATAGTGTCTTACATGTTCAATTACTTGTTTTGTTTCTGCATGGCGGAAAACTAGTTGATCTATCATAGAATATACTCCTAGTTTATGTGAACCCCTTAATTCAGTTGCAGCAGCATTAGTAGGGTGAAGTGTTCCGGCGGCATCCCTCCATATATTAAGTTCACCATTTAACCTAATAGTAGATAAATCTAAAAGGGCATCTTGGCGACCTAGTGTAATAGTAAGAATTGGATTACCTCTTGCATGTGATACTTTACCACTTGCTGGTACATTATTTGGTTGAATGGAAAGGTATTTTTTAGCAACAGACATTTTTATATTATAACATATATAAAAATTTAAATATAAAAAAATTAAAAAATTACATAGAAAATATTATATTAATAACTATTTAACATTTGGATAAATTCATAACAACCATTAACTACTTTACTACTTCTAAATAAATCTAATTCTTTAAAATATTCTTTTCTATATTCTAATTGATTTCTTTCTTTATTTTTTAATTTTCTTTTTTCTTTATCTAATACTGGATTTACTATATTTACACATTTAATATGATCTTTAAAATATTGTTCATATTTTTGTGCATCACATTCATTACACTTACATAGTAATATTATTTTAGAATTATCCAAATCTAAATTGCTACTACTAGCATGTTTTCTTTTTTTATCATATCTATGTTCTTTGAATCTTTGTTTAAGTGTTCTATATGTTTTACCAACATATTTTAAACCATTAATATCAATAATACAATATATTTTATAATCCATTTTATATATAAGTTGTCTTTTTTTTAATAATTATCAAATTATATTAATTTAAAGTGTAACACTAACACTATCACCTTTAATGGATATTCTGCGAAGGTGGAAAATCCAGCAATAAAGTAATTTATCTTTTGTAGGTGGTCTATCTACACCAGCAACTGTCTTCTCATTGTAGAATAATTGTAATTGATTAGATTTATTATTAAGATTAGCAACACCATCATTTAATGCATATGCTTTACCAATAATAAAGTTCCTATTGTAATCAACAAAACTACTTGGAACTATTCCTGCTTGATTAAGTGCTTGTTCTAAAAGCATTAATGGTTGTGCTGAAATACTAACACCTTTATTAATCTTAGATACACTAATAGGTCTGCTTGGAACATTTTTTGAATCTATGGTCATTTGCCATTCACTTAACTGGTCTATAATTCCTACTTGACCACTCTTAATACTATGTAAAAGACCATCCATTGTAGTTGTTTCTTCTTCAAGATAAGTAGTATCAAGACCACCAATTAAATCTGCAGTATCATATACAGTAGCATCTACTGGTTGAACTAATAGTGATTTTGCCCTTGTATTAGAAACAGCAAGATTTACAGTAGCATTTCTATTAGATGATAATAGTGAATGTTTGTAATTAGTGCAACTTGGAATATCAATTTCAATACTACCACCATCTCTCATTTTCTTCATCATTCCTGCTTCATATCTAGGATCAACATCAACTTGCTGAATTACAAGTTCAACATTAGATAATTCCATAGTTGCTGGATAATTAGTAGTTTTAGCAACTAATATAGTAGTATTATCATCATTCTGTGTTCTCTTAGTATCAATAGCAGCACTAAATACTATAAAGTTATTGCTTGTTGCTTGTACACCATCACCACTATCACTATTTTGGAAAGTTTCTAATGTAAGTTTAACAAATCCACCATCAACTGTAATATCTGTAATTGTTGGATATGCTTGTGCACCACCAACAGTAAAAGCACATTCACTATTAGGATCAGTAGCACTACAAATACCAATTTTTTCACCTTTAACAAATGGACAATTAGATACACTTGTCATATTATTAGATTTAGCAAGGAATATTTCTGTGCGGTCAGTAGCATTTGCAATAGTTAAAGCACCACCACCAGTAGTTATACCATGAAATACTGGGTTCTGTTTCATTCTGCGGTGTCTGTTTACACTATCTAACTGTTTAATAATTTTTGCTGGGTCTTCAATATCCACCTCTACAATCAAAGGACAAAGTCCATTAGGAAATATCTTAGATCCACCATCAGCAAACATACCACAATGAATTGGTAATGAACATTTAGCAGTTAAAAAATCTTCTGCTGTTCCCCAGTTTCTTGCTGCTGGAACAATATCTACTGGTTTGTAATAAGGATTAGTTAGTAAATCAATATTGTTAGATACACTAGTTCCAAGTGTTCCCCTATTTTCAACATTATCAACTAATGAACCTTCTTTTAATGCTCTCATCTTTCTCATACTTTCATCAGTATTGTATGAATATTGAATTTGTACCTTAGCATTATATTCACTAATTTCTTCAAGTAATACCCCTTGATAATTTCTAATGCGAATTGCTTTGACAACTGATTGTCCCCCAATAGTAGGATCAAGTTGTAACCTTGTTGGTGGAAGACCAGAAGGACAAGCAAGTTTAATATCAAAATTTAAATATGAATTTTTGCCATCATAAAATTTAACACTACTAGGAATTTCAAAATCAATTCTCTTGCCACTAATACCAGCAGTTCCACTATAACTCCTACCATTAGTTGAACTAATAGCAACTTGGGTTTGTGATACTTTTATTTTATCATCATTTTTCCAGAAACTAGACATATTTTATAATAATACTTTATAAAATAATTTTAAATCAAAAATAAATATAAAAAAAATAAATTATGTGAACTTTGTTATTGTGTTCTTCCAACAACCTGTTCAACTTGTTCTGTTGCTACTGCTCCTCTTTTTTGACTTGTAATATCAGTTTCAGTTTGTTCTGCTTCTTCTTTTCCTGCTTCAATATCACCACCAGTTTCTAGTGCTGCTGAACCTAATGAAACTGCTGCACCTATTCCTTCTAATCCTAAACCAAATGGTGTAAATGATGTTGCTATTCCAGCAATTTCTAATGCAGAACCAACAATATTACCAATATTACCAACTTTTTGTGCTGCATTTGATCCAAAATTACCCCTTTCAATATCTTTAACAATATCAAGACCACCACCTATACCTGCTATTGCTGTTTTTGCTAAACCTTTTGCACCTAATTCTGCTGCACCTTTTATTCCTCCTGCTGCTGCTAATCTTTCTGCACCACCTTTTTCTAATATTGCTATTCCACCTTCTTCAGCACCTTCACCTGCTAATAGTGCTGCACCTCTTTTTGCTTCTGCTTCACCAACATCAGCACTAGTTTGTATAACTGGTCTTAAATCTTCACTACTTTCAACACCTAATTTAAATGGACTTTTTGATACTATTGATGCTGGTGCAGATTTTAATGATTTTGCTGCTTTTAATACATCACCCCTTGCTTCAGCACTTGATAATAATTTACCACCACTAGTTACTACACTTGCCATATTTTTTGTTGTAATATCTGTTTGTTCTTCATTTTCAGCAGTTTTTGCTTGATCTAATTGTTCTGCTAAACTATTATTAAAATCATTTGTTGCTTCATTTAATTCTCTTGCTAATTGTGATTGTGCATTTGCTTGTCCAATACTAGCACCAGAACCATACAAATCCATATTATTTATAATAATAAAAATATTATAATTTAATATTTTAATTAAAATAATTTCTTTACCAAAGGTTATTTTATTTACCAAAGGTTATTTTTATTTACCAACACTTTTTTGTGCTTTTTCATGTGCCATCTTAAAACTCATACCATTCATCATATCTTTTTTCATCATATTCATATGTTTCTTGCTATGATGAACTGAATGTTTCTGTAATCTTTTAACTTGTGCTGGTGTTAGTTTTTTTTGTGGTGCTTTTTTTTGTGGTGCTTTTTTTTGTGGTGTAGATTTATACATTTTATAATAATAAAAATATTATAATTTAATATTTTAATTAAATAATTTATTATAGATTACCTTTGGTTTATTCAATTTCATCTTCTAATTCTTCATCTATATCTCTTGTTATAGTTGATGTTTTAGGGTGTATCTTTTTAGAAAAATTAAAATATACCTCTGCTGGATTTTCTGATCCTTTAATATACATAAAGTTGTAAGGTTTTTTATGACAATAATTATATAAATCCATAAATACTTTATCTCCATTTTCTCCAAGTAATCCACTAAATTGTTCCATTAGTTTAATTTTTTCTTTGTGGTTATTTTGCCTACCAATTATTATATCTCTTGCTTGTGCTCTTATAAGTGGCGGTATATGATTTATGCTTTGTACTGATATTAAACACATGTCTATGTAGTGCCTCATTTTGCAAATAAAATATGATAGTTTATTATTTCTTTTACAAAACTCATCACTAATAATATCATCTAGTACTAAACAATATGTTGCTCTTTCTTCTTTACTATATTTGCCTTGTGTTTCTATAATATTATCTATAAATTCATCTTCATAATGATCATCACAATCAAAATATTTATTTAGAAGTTTTCCTTTATCACACATATGTAAAGTAGAACTTAGCACTCTAACAATTTCAAATCTGTCTTTATAAAAATCTGGATTGCATAAAAAATTGACTATCAAATTTGACTTAGAACTTTTGATTGCCCCCACTAAAATACAACAACTAGGTGGTTTTGGTAAATTAGTATGTAGATCTTTAAATTTTTCATCACCTTCTAAATCCTTTACTTTTAATAATGTAGGTGGTTTTCTTGTTTTTTTAGTTTTATTATCCATAATAATATTATATATATAATATTTTTAATTTATATTTAAATCTAAAATTTATATTTGTTTATATAAATGGATTGGAATAAACATTTTTACATAAACTTAGATATAAGAAAAGAAAAAGATATTATTACAAAAAAAGAACTTAAAAAACTTGGTATAAAAAAACCAAATAGATTTAGTGCTATAACAAATGATATACCATTAATAGGTTGTGCTAATAGTCATATGGAATGTATTTATAAAGCAAAATCATTAAAATGGGATTATGTATTAATATTTGAAGATGACATTAAGATTGAAAGTAATAAAAAATTAATTCAAAAAGTGAATAAATATATAAATTATGATTTTGATGTATTATATTTAGGTTGTTGGAATTATGTACCACCTAAAAATGTGGAAAAAGATTTAGCAAAAGTAATTAAAGCAAGTTGTTTACATGCTTATATAGTTAAAGCACATTATTATGATACATACATAAATAAATTAAAAGAAAGTATAAAATTAAAATTAAGTGATCCTAATAATGGTAATTATAATCATGATGAATATATAGGACAATTACAATTAAAAGATAAATGGTATTGTATAGTGCCAGTTCATATTACACAGCATGATGGTTATAGTGATAATTTTAAACAAGTTAGGAATTTTAGTAATAAGATAAAACATATACCAAAATAAACCGAAGGTAATCTATGATAAACCGAAGGTAATCTATGATAAATTAAACTAATTTATCAAGTTCAGGTTCAGGTTGTATATCAGCACTAATATTTTTTTTGGCATTACTTACGCCCTGTTTTGTCTTTGGAACTAATCTTGGTGTTGCTACTTCATCCAATATTTCTTCTTCTTTTTCTAAAATATCTTCTTCTTTTTTATTTATTTTTTTAAGTTTATCATTTTGTTTTTTTGCTTGATCTTTTAAAGTTTTCATTTCTTCTTCATTAGGTGGTCTTCTTTCACATTGGAATATATAACATAAATTAACTTTACAATGACATTTAGATTGCCATACTACTAATAATAAACTACCAACTGCACCAAGTATTAATACAATAGCACCAGCAAGTTGATCAACACTATAATTTTCTAACTTTCCAGCAGTTAAACCAGACATTTATATTATAAATAAAAGATATAATATTTTATATTATAAAATAAAAATGTAATAATAAGTATTAATGT